GAAGATAAGCCAATAGACGATACAATAAAATAAAATTAGAAAGGAACAATAATGCCAGTATCATACGATGATGTAGAAGAAAGAAAACTAGGTAGACAAGCAAAAATTGCACAATTAGCTGATCAGCAATTAGAAGAGAGTTTTGCTCAACAAGACAGACAGTTAGCAGCTGAAGAGCAGGCTGTTGCAGCAGATAGACAAAATGCACTCATGGAAGATACAATTGAGATAATTAATCAGATGGATGCAATATCTGCACAAGGAGGAGACCCTATGGAGCTGTTTAATCAGCTTCCTCCTGAGCTTCAAGAGAGTGTGGCAATGGAATTGTCTAATCAAGCATCTGCAGATGAGGAGGCTGCAATGGGTCAATTTGAACCAATGCCGATGAATGGTGCAGGTCAAGGAATGATGAATCCAAACAATCCAAATCCTGGGCAACCAATGATGGACGGATCAGGACAAGGTAGAGGAATGGGAAGGCAAATGATGGCTCAACAACAAGGTCAAGCAATGCCTCAGCAACAACCTGTTAATATTACAGAACAGGCAAAGCAAATAGCTTCGCTGCAATAACATAACACTTCACTATACAAGGAGATAAAATGAGTGGAACACAAGAAAACCTAAGAGAGGAATACACAAACTATTTCAGAGAAATGTCTAATGAAAATCTGCTACAAGAGAGAGATGATGTTCAAAAGGCACTAGAAGAGTTTGAAAAGGTTGACGAAAACTTTGCAACGTTAATGAGATTAGAAAAGAATGACGATTGGAAGAAGTTCAAAGAAATGTATTTTGTTGACGAGAAAAAGAGATTGGCAGATGCATTAACATCAGTTGCTCCATTTAGAGAGGAGACAGAGAAGCAGTTGCAGCAAAAGATGATGTCGATCAGACACCTTAAAATGTTTATGAACAACGTTGAGATTGAGTCAACTGGTTCTGGACAGGCAATCAAAGACCTCAAGGAGAGACTAGAGCTTATCGACTTTGTTATTGATGAAAAAAATATTGGAGATAAATAATGGAAGAAAACAACAACAATGAAAGCACGCAGATTGATCCTATGGACATGAGTCCAGAGGATTTTCTAGCATTTATCGAAGAAGAATCGTCTAAGCCGTTAATACTTGATGAACCAATTTCGGCGCAAACAACCAGCGACATTGATGATGAACCAGTCGAGGAAGAGATTAACGAAGAAAACATTAAGGAAGAATCTGATAGCATTGAAGTAGTTGAAACGGATGGTTCCGAGGAAACAGAGGAAGATATTGACATCGACCAAGAACAACAGCAGGAAACAGAAGTAGATACAACAGATAATGAACAAAAAACAGATGACGATGAAGTCAGAAAAAAACTAGAGGAGTACGAACGCCTTAAAAAGTTCGAAGAGGCATTGACTAATGCAAAAGTTGATATAGACGGATTTCAGGTCGACGGACTAAAAGATCCTGAAAGTATCATTCAGATGCAAAAGAAATATGCTGAGATGATCGGAAAAGTTGATACGTTTGAAAAACAGCGTCCAATGCTGGAAGCTTTAAAGAAAAACGGACTACTTGAAGATCAGAAAAAATTGGCATTGGTTCTTGAGGCAGCAGGAGGAAATCCAGAAGCTATCAAGTTGCTTATGAAAGAGAACGAAATCGATCCACTTGAACTGGATTTAGAAACGATTGATGAGAGCTCGATTGATCCATCTAAACACTTGGTTCCAGAGATCGAAATTAAGTTCAATGATCTTTTAGATAAATCAGCAAAGCTTGGAGTGGAAGAGCCATTTGTTGATAATGTTGTTAAGAAGTGGGATAGTGATTCAATCACGAAGCTACTTGAAGACGAAACGTCAAAGCAGCATTTACTAAACCACATTAAAACAGGGTCATTCAATAAGGTCCAAGAAGAAATCAAGGCTTTAGAGCTAAGAGATCTTAGCGGACAATTTAGACACATGAGTGACTTTGACAAATATGTTATTGCCAGCAACGAGTTGGCAAAAAGATATCAGCAGCAGACACAACAACCAGAACCTGTTGCTGTTGACTCACCTGAACCAGTCAGTGTGAAAGAGAACGAAGAAGTTAAAAAGACTGTAAAGGTTGAGTCAAAAACAAACGATAGACTTAAGAAGGCTAAAAAGGCCAGCAAGTCAAGCGAAACTGTTGACAAGTCAGTGTCAAAAGGAAGCAAAAAGACAGATCTGATGAGTCTCAGTGACGAAGAGTTCCTGCAGCAGATGTACAAAATGATGTAGGAACATCATAAATAAAATATAAAGGATATATTATGGCAGACTTTTATGGTCAAAAATATAACGAAGGCGGACTTGATCCGGCAACCTCGAGTGTCGGTGCACAGCTAAATGATTTTCATTGGTCACGATTTGCAGTATTAGAAGCAGCGAAGAAAAAAGTGTTCTCTCAAATGGGTGCATCACGAAAGCAACCAAAGAACTATGGTACAAAGATTAAGAAGTATCGAGAGTACCCTATTTTACATGATGCAAACATTAATGATCAAGGTATTGATGCAAATGGTGTAAAAATGACTCCAGGTAAATGGTACTCATGGACAGATCCAACTGATCCTGCTACACGAGAAGAGCATGATACGCTCGAAGAAGCAAAAGCACGAGCAGGTCAAGTACGCGTACAAAAAGGTGATGGTAACCTGTTTGGTTCAAGCAGAGACTTCAATGTTCAAGTTGGTGCGTTCCCAATTCTTGGTGAAGAAGGTGGAGCAGTAAACATTGTTGGTACAAAACGTGATATTGTTGAAGCTCGAATTAGCCGATATGGTTTTGCGATCCAATATACTAGAGCAGCAATGGATCTTGATACCGACACTTCTCTACTTACAAAGCAAGTGCAAAAAGTTGCAGAGGCGTATGCTGATATTCGTGAAGCTCAAATCCGAAATGAGTTGATTACACAAGGTATGCAAAATGCAGTGTATGGTGGAGCAGCAACACAAATTAGTGAAGTTGATGAAACTTGTCAATTAACATTCCCATTATTGCGAATGCTAAAGCAATCACTAAATGAAGCACGATGTCCATTTGATACAAACATGGTGACTGGTTCAACTAAGATCGACACTGTTACTATCCGTGCAGCACGATACATTTTTGTTCCACAAGAACTTGTTCCTACTCTAGAGGATCTTGAGCACAACGGTAAAATCTTATGGCAAGACGTTGCGGAATATGCAGATGGCGATTCAATTTCTGCGTCAAGCAGCAAAGTTATTAACAAAACATCTACAACTGCAGATGGTGAAATTGGACGAATTGGTGACTTCCGATTTATTACTGTTCATGACATGCCTGTATTTAAAGGTGAAGGTGCTGACGCAACTGACGGAGCAGACAATGATGGAGACGGAATCGAAGATAGCGGAGCTAATATGCACATCACAGATGGAAAGTATGACGTATTCCCAATGCTAGTTGTTGGTTCTGAATCGTTTGAAACATACGCTCTTCAAGGAGAAGTTGCTAAAGTTAAGCATGGTGCACCACGTGTTATTCCTGGAATTGATAACCATGGAGACAGAGGTTCAATTGCTATTGACTGGTGGTTTGGGCTCTTGGTGAACAAGGCTGAACACATTAGAACGATGCTCGTGAGCGGCAAGGTGGCCTAGCAACTTTTCGCTTAAAAATAGCTTAAACTGACTTAAGATAATCTTAGGTCAGTCCAAAGTTTCATATCAAACAAAAACTAAAAAAATCTACCAAAATTTCAATTTTTAAACTTCTTCTAATCCAAACTATCATATCAAATCCCATAAAATAGGCATTTATAGCTTAATGTTGTATATATATAAAAACAAATAAATGAACATAAATCAAGCAATTATATTTACAATGTTCATATATAACTACTTAAGTATTACATAAGTAAAGTAATGCTATAATTGTATCAACAGAAGAAAATCTTCTGAAATTAAATTATAAGGAGTTAACATGAAAGAGTTAACAAAGGTTTTTGATGGCAATGAGCTTAGGGTCGATATGATAAACGATAAAGAGTTCTATATAGATGTAACTGGTATTGCAAGAAAATATGGTAAAGATTTTAGAGATTGGAGTAACAGTAAAAGAGTTTCAGATACAATTAAGAAATGGGAAAAATCACAATCCTTAAGCGTAACTGAAATGATAATTAAAACTGGTAACGCTAGAAAAATACATAATAAATTATTGATGTCTTTTGCAAGATGGATTTCTATTGATTTTGAGATATTTGCAGACAACATGGTATATGACATCATAACTGGAAACTTGGCAGATAAATATCAATGTGAAATGCAAGAAGCATTAACAAAGTCAAGACAATGTAATGTATATGTTCAAGGAGAAAACAAATTTACATCATGTCGAGGACTACTTCAAAATGTTCCAGAACTTGCAAGCAAATATGATGAGAAATCTATCAAAGATTTACTGTTTGCAAAAGGTTTAATTGAACCAGTCTATAAACAAGTTAAAACATGGAGAGTTACAGATAAAGGTAGAAAAACTGACTTATTTAACTTAGACTCTCATGGTACAATTTTATATAATATAGATAATACAACAAAAGCAATTAATCAATTAGTTATAGCAGAAAGCATTAGAGAAAACTCACAAATTAAAAAGATTTCTGTATATAACGGATTTACTGGAGATTTTTATTGCCAATTTGATAGCTTAAGTGAAGCAGAAAGACAATTAGGTGTAACTGGTATATCTGGTGTACTTAATGGTAAAAGACAAAAGAAGCATATTAGAGGAATGGTATTTAGAGACGATGAGCCAAAAGATAAAATTGAGCCACTATCTGGAGATGATTTAAAAAAGATTTTTAGAGACATAAATGTATTTAAGAATGGAATATTTATCAAAAGATGTAAAACACTAAAAGAGGCTGGATCAATAGGTGGTAATGGAACAACACAAGTTAAAAGACTTATTGATAGTGGAAAAGCTAATCAAAGTGGATATACATACGCTTATGCAAATTTGGAGTTCTCCAGAAGATAATTCTGGAGTTAACTTGAAAGAGTTAATATAATTATACACAAAATAAACCAAGGAGAAAATTATGGCAAACCCAAAAGATTCAACATCTGTAACAATTAAGAGGTCAACAAAAGAATTGCTTGATGAAATATCAACAAGATCAGGGTATCCTAAAACAGTTATTCTTGATCTTGCTATCAAGAAGATAAAAAGACAGTTTCTAAGAAATAGCAAATAATAACCACAACAACAACGAACCAGTCAACTTCTCTCACTGGTTCAAATCAATCCATAAAGTAAAATACAATATAATTAACCTACAAACTATGAAAGGAGATCACCATGGCTTGTAAGAAGAAAAAGAAAGGTGGCGGTAAACGTAAACGCTAACCAAACTCTCATGAACC